CGGCAGAAAACTTCTTGACGATAACAAGATTTGGGAACTTGAAAACAGATCGGCATCTATGATGAGAGCTTATTATCGTACTTGTGAAAATTTTGCAGCTTCAATATTTAACAATATAAGTTCTTCATCTTTTACAAAAGACGGCGAATCATACACATGGACTTTATGTGCGGATGGTCAGCCAATATCCGACGCTTCTCATACTACGGTTAGCGGAAATTGTACCACATTGGATAATGAAGGTTCGGATACGCTTGACGGAGATAATTTTGAATCTGCCGTTGCAGAAATGTCAGAATATCAGGATGATAGCGGAAACCAGGGAAATTATTTTTCCGATACGCTTATGGTTCCTTTTAGACTTAGGAAACAAGCGCTTGAATTGATTGGCTCGGAAGGAAAACCTACTGTTTCCAACAATGACTATAATATTTATGAAGGGGCCATAAAATTAATAGTTTGGAATAGGCTTACCAAAGGTTCAACGGCCACAAATTATCCTTGGAGCGTTCACGATTCTCAGGCAAGAATGGAAAATCTATTTTGGTTTGACAGAATAATGCCTGAAGTAACAGATCAGAGAGACTTTGAGACAATGAGCTGGAAAGTAGGCATATACACGCGTTTTGCCGCAGGATGTTATGATTGGAGATTTGGTTATTTTAACATTCCTGCATAATGAGAAGATTTTTTTCTTAATTTTATTTTCAGGTGGTGATTTTTATGTCTGTTGATACTTCGCGTGTAAGCTCATATTATAGGGCCGAAGGTTACAAGGACTCTGCCGGTACATTGTTGACTCAAGCATTTGATACTGTTAACAAATTGCAATATTCCGCGTCTGCTCATAAAGTAGTCTATGGTACTGTTACCGTTACTGGAACTGCTACTATAGGTATGGCAAGTGCAGGAATAACGACCCTTGCGTATTTTATGTTTTCTCCCACAGTATCATGTCTGTCTTATTTTACCGCAACTGCTTCAACCGGTTCAAATATTACTATAACACTTGCTTCAGGCGCTAATGCCGCAACGGGTGTATGTCATTGGATGGCTGTAAATGATTAAAGGGGGAATATTCCCCCTTTTGGAGGTTATATGGAAAGGTTAAAAATAGATTCCTATGTAAAAGAAACTCAGTCTGGAAGACTTCAGTACAATATATTGGCGTGTCTCGAAGATATATTAACCGAGTTAAAAAAAATTACCGATCAAGATACTGCTTTAAATGTAATAGATCATGAGTCTATAAACAAAGAATTTAAATGTGAATGCGGAAGACAATTTGAAAATTCAAAGCAACTTAGAGGACATAAAATGAAGTGTAAGGGAAGTGGTTAAAATGCCGCAGACAATTGAAAAGGAAGTTAGAAAATTTCAAAAATCAGAAGTACCTACGACAACCACAACAAGTTTACCAATGATAAGAAAAGACGGAACAGAATCTTTAAGTTATTATGTGAATAATTTATCTACTTGTACCGTATATGCCAACTTTAAAGGCTGCGGAATAAATACTGCCGCCACTGGATATTGGTATGCCATAGGCGCTACGGCTACTATAGCGGCAAGCTCTACGACATGTATAGAATCATACACCGTAAGCGCTTTGCAAGCACCGGCAAATTATATTACGGTTGAATATGCGGCAACTGCCACAGGTGGAGTAAGTGCAATGACTCAAGTATTGTCTGTGTGGTGATTTTTTATGGGAACATATCAAATGCAGGATATACGTAACGAAGTATATAAATTGCTTGGTGAATATTCTGTCGTAACGGCCAGTATTGATACTAACATAACAAATAGAATAGATGGACTTATCAATAGATATTATTTTGAATTGGCTGAAAAAGATAAAGTAAGCGCACTTACAAAAATAAGCCAGTTTCCTATTGAAAATATGCTTGGAGAAATATATGATTATCAAACTTATACCACTACGGCAATACCATATACTCAGGCATCCGCAAGAACATATTTTTTTGAAGTTGACAATGAATGTGCGGTAGATATCAAAGAGGGAAGTAATACATCCACCATGACTACATTATCTACTCTTGATATTACCGGAATAAGCACTTTTACCAAATATCGCGGACTTATATCCGCAGCTACAGCCAGCAATTATATTACAATGTCTTTTTATGGAACCGCTCCATTTACTATACGCAATGTGGCAATGTATGCTTATACTTTTGGAAACAATACGGCTTCAATTCCGGATTTTATGCCATATTTGGAATATGCGTTATCATCCGATTACATGAAAACCAAGAATGTATCATATAGGCTAAGTCAAAATTATGGTGTTTTTACCGATTATATTATAGAAAACGGATATTTAATGATACCGCGTGGATATTCAGCTGAGTTTTATCATAATTATTGGAAACAGGTTTCAGGAGTTGCCACAGCGACAAATACCTTTGACGTACGTGATAAAACAGCGGCAATCATACCATTTGGAGTAGCGGCAGACATACTTATAGGAAATGGATTTAATGTCGCAGCCGGTAGAGTATTAGAAGAAAAATATGAAAGAATGAAAGCTCAAATAGATACTTTTACCGATCAGGGAAGAAAAACGATAAGCAATTACAAGGGGTGGTAACATGTATTCACCTATTGCAAGCCAAGTTGAAATTATGGATTTTACCGGTGGATTAAATGTTACAAAACCACCTACTGATATTAGCGACAATCAATCTCCTGATTGTCAAAACATAATAAACAATGAACTTATAGGAATAAACTCCCGATATGGATATACAAGATATTATTCAACCGCAATAGGTTCGCTGTATATTAATGGGCTATTCGTTTATAACACATTTGATTCCAGCGATTTCATAATGGCTTACGGCACTTCACTTCTACTTGATTTAACATCTTCCACATCATTATTGTATTCCGGAATGGTTTCCGGTGTTATAAGAAGTTTTGAAATGGGTGGTAAAATATATTTTTTGGATGGAAGTGGTTATATACAATATGATGGAAGTGTTACAACACAAGTAAGCGGTAGAATACCGACATACTATATAAACAAAAATCCGGATGGAGCAAGTGGAACTCAACTTGACGAATTAAATTATATTCAATCTGCATTTACGGAAACTTTTAATGGTGACGGTACGGCTACAACTTTCTATATGACGTTTGGAGCATTAACGACAGGGAATAATACAGTTATAGTCAACAATGCAACTTTAACGTCAGGAGGGGCTACGGCAGGCTTTAACGTTAATTATTCAAGCGGTTACTTTACCCTTACTACGGCAGCTACAACCGGTGTAGGTAATGTTGAAATAACAACACATAAGCAAGTGCTTGAATCAACTGCAATATCAAATTGTACATTTTGTGAAACGTATGGAGAAGGTAACGATACTTTTGCATTTTTATCCGGAAATTCTTCATATCCCGCTAGAATATGGTGGAGTGATACTTCGGACCCTAGTTATTTTCCCGCAACTTCTTATGCGGACGTTGGTGTAACAAACGATAAAATGATGGGATTTCAAAAAAATAACGGCGCGCTTCAATTGTGGAAATACCGTTCTGTACATTCTTTTAATGGTACTCCCCCGGATAATTCCATCACGGAAATGTATGTCAACAATGAAGGTTTGATTGCAACGGATACGCTAAAGCTTATTGATGGATATCCAACATGTTTAAGTCAAAGAGGTGTAATACAACTTTCTTATGGAAATGAAGGATATTATTTTAAGCTTATAAGCGAAGATATAAACGGACGTATAGGAATAAGAGACGGACTACTTACCGAGTCAAACAAAAATAGTGCATTTGCATATGATTTTGATAATAAATATTGGCTATATGTAAACAACAAAATTTATATATATCAGTATGATCTTACAAATGTTAGAAGCGGTAAAACAGTATATCCGTGGGAAAAATGGCTATTATACAATACTCCCAGGTGTTTTGTCGATAAAGATAACTATTTGTATTTTGGAAACGCAGGCAATTTATATAAACTTGATCCTGATTCGGTAAGCGATGATGGAACGGCAATTGATTCTCACTGGTATTCAAAAAAGTTTGAAATAAATGGTCAGCATGATTGGGTAAAATGGTTTCTTTATATATATTTTAATTATAGGATAAGGTATGGTAATGCCAATGTATCAACTACAGTTTTTATAGATGATGTTGATACGATTGTTGATGCAGATACAATAATAACTTCATTTTGGAACCCAAATGAATTTAATCCTAATGCATTTAATCCAAATCCAGGATTAAATAATATTGAAAAAAGACTTTCATTATACAAAAAAGGTAAATATATTCAATTTAAAGTGCAATGCAATACATTAAACAGTACATTTACATTATTATCTGCAAAAATTGATTACATGCCGGATAGGAAAGTGGTATAGAATGTTTGAAATGATGAACAAACTAATAAGGCCAAAAGAGTATTATGATAATAAAGGGACAAGATTAGTACCTACGTTTGAACAGATTAATAATACTTTGTCAGGAATAAGTTCTGGTGCATCTGCCGGAACTTTAAATTTATTATCCGGGCTAACTGATTCTGCTGCATCTATTAATACTTTTGCAAGCTCTATAAGTTTATTGCAGGGAAGTTCTTTATCAAGCATACTTACTACTTCTGGTGATATTGTATATGCAAGCGCATCGGGAGAACCGTCAAGATTGGGAGTTACATCCGCTGATATGTCTTTGGTGGTTAATTCAAGCGGTGTACCATCATGGGAACATGCAAAAGGATTTTCTTCTGATCTTGCTGCATGGTATGGAAATACAAAACTTGGTGCTATGTTTCAAAATGATGAAACTTGGACATCAATAGCGGGTACACAATCCAACGATGCAACTAATTTTAAATTAGGTATTCAAAGTTTAAAAATATTGGAACCAGATAATACTGCTGGATTATTAGCTTCCAAAAGAGATAGTATTACTCTTGATTTATCTATACTTAATGATAATTCTTCCAGTAGTGAAAGTGATTATATTTATTTTGTATTTTATATATCGGATGTAGCCGCAATAGATACTGGCGCTGGAAAGGGAATATCATTACGATTTAGTCAAGATTCAACATATTCAGATACAAATATTGTATATTATGATTTAACATCTGGATTAGCTACGGCATGGAATTATATTAAAATAGCAAAAAGTAGTTTTTTAACATCTGGAGCTGGTGCATGGGATGGAATACAAAGTATTAGAATTAGTTGGTATTCTCTTGATAATTATCAAAATGAATATATATCTTTCCAGCTTGTACAGCTTATAAAAAAAGACCCATTAAGTTCATATCCTAATCCGTTTCAGCGGTTTGGCGTGAGGGATTTTGCGATAAATGCTGGTGAGTGGTTTGTAGGAATGGAGTTTGAAAAGATAGTATGGAGGGATATAGCCGGAATAGACAATAGGTCATCTCTTGTTTCGACAAAAGCATATATGGATTTTGCAATTTGCATGGATGTTAAAGCTAATAGTGCAACTATTGCCAATGGTCCATCCTGGCGAATAGATTCAAATAATATTATGTATATGAGAATAGCATATAACGTTCTGGAAATAAAAGAAACAAATGACGGAGTTACTACCGTGAAAATTAGTGCGTCATATAATATTAACCAATACGATATAATTAGATTTGTGTTATTAAAGAAAAATAATAAAGTTACCGCTATAGTGCAACGGAATAACGGGCTTTTCGTAGTTTTAAGTTATGAAACTATATTAGCAACATCTGGATATCCGTCTATTCATGGCATAAATAGTTCATTCAGCAATATAATTTTATATTCTTGCACTACCACTGACCATGCCCATCATTCAGATGTGGCAGAAGTAGCAAAAAGCCTGACCAACACCTGGAACACATGGACACCTACATTAACATGGACAACAGGAACACCTTCAAGTATAACAACAATAGCACGATATACTATAATAGGAAATACGGTATTTTTTAATATTTATATATCCAGTGCGGACGGAAATGCGGCTACAGCGCTCAAAATAAGTTTACCCGTTTCTCCTAAAGATAATAATTCGTTAATTTCCGTAACATCACAGCAATTAGTGGATACAACATGGGCAAATAGAATTGCTTATATCGATGATGATGATGGAAATGGAATACAATTTAGAGATTTTGCTACATGTACTGATAATTTAGCTGTGGCCGTAATAGTAACGGGACAATATGAAACTGACTTTGCATTATAGGTAGGTGATATAATGGAACAAATCATTGAGGAAATAATTTACAAAACAATATATAATGGTGAAGAACCGGAACAAGTTATAGATTTTACATGGAAGCGCACATATTGGGTAGAAAATGAACAATGGACGTTAATAAAAACAGAAAAATATATGCCTGATGGTACAATATATCTTGTTGAATTTCAAGACGGATGTATATCACAAATACAAACTTATCCGGAAGAATTACCAAACCAACAATCTAATTTATATAAAAAGCATACTGAATGTCAAAATGAAATGGCAGATTTAAATGATTCAATTACAGAAATTTGCGAAATTGTATTGGGAGGTGGATAATATGGCAGTTCACCCTTTATTGACAAAACAATATGCAAAATCAATATATCAATATGGAACAAGACGTTTTACTGATCGTGATGAATACGAAGGAATACCGACGGAATATCATGAATCGGTAAAACAGTATGCCGCAGCAAATTTTACACTTGAATTAATTGATAATGCTCTTGACCAAACGTGGATTAATCAAACGGAATACGATGAAACAATTGCTTATATGACTTAAATGAGGTGGTAACATGTCCATAACTACAACGGCTGTAACAAGCATAACATTAACATATGCAAATGCAACTGCATGGCAAGTATTTAATGCTGCTAATTTAGCAACTGGAGGAAATCTTCAGCAAAATTGGCTTGATTTAACCAGCGCATTATCTGGACAGTATAAACCATTGCTTAACTCGTGCGCAGAAGAAATAAATATTTTAAATGTTTCTGCTCCTTATGCCGGAAGCGCTGCATATGCTGTAAGCGCTACTTATTCTGTAAGCGCATCAACGGCAGCAAATGCTTCTTATGCCGTTTCTGCTGGTATTTTAAGCGGATACAGTAGTATAATGACAACTACCGGAAGTCAAGTCATGACCAATAAAATTAAAGCACAAAATCACAGTTCATATACTACAGGGTATCTTAGGAATGTTATAATGTCAACAACTTCTGCTACAGGTGGAGCAAGTGGCGATATATGGTTTGAATATACTGCATAGGTGGCGTTAATATGGGATTAAAATGTAACATAGATAATACATGGAAAACAATAAATAACGCAAAAGTTAATATTGATGGATTATGGAAACAAGTTAATATTATTAAATGTAATATAGACGGAGTATGGAAAACCGTTTGGACTAATATGGGAATATGGAACACGGCAAGTAGTTTAAATACTGCACGTTATGCATTGGCTGGCTGCGGCACACAAACGGCTGGGTTATCTTTTGGTGGTTATACTGAAAGTTATTTAAACACAACCGAAGAATACAATGGAACGTCTTGGAGTTCTGGCGGCAACCTTAATACTGCTAGAAATTATTTGGCTGGCTGCGGAACACAAACGGCTGGGTTATCTTTTGGTGGTAATACTGGAAGTTATTTAAACACAACCGAAGAATATGATGGAACGTCTTGGAGTTCTGGCGGCAACCTTAATACTGCACGTTATGCATTGGCTGGCTGCGGCACACAAACGGCTGGGTTATCTTTTGGTGGTAATACTGGAAGTGCTTCAAACACAACCGAAGAATACAATGGAACGTCTTGGAGTTCTGGTGGCAACCTTAATACTGCACGTTGGGGTTTAGCAGGTTGTGGCACACAAACGGCTGGGTTATCTTTTGGTGGTTATACTGAAAGTGCTTCAAACACAACCGAAGAATACAATGGAACGTCTTGGAGTTCTGGTGGCAACCTTAATACTGCTAGAGGTAGTTTGGATGGCTGCGGCACACAAACGGCTGGGTTATCTTTTGGTGGTTATACTGGAAGTTATTTAAACACAACCGAAGAATACAATGGAACGTCTTGGAGTTCTGGTGGCAACCTTAATACTGCTAGAGGTAGTTTGGCTGGCTGCGGCACACAAACGGCTGGGTTATCTTTTGGTGGTTATACTACAACTTATTCAGATGTAACAGAAGAATATACATCATAGGAGGAATAATGAATAGTTCATTTAATATTATAAAACAATCTAATATTCTTAAAAAAAACGATTTTAAAACATTATATAATCTTGAAGATGAATTACAAGATGTGTTTTTGCATTCTCAAATATTTAGAACTAAAACAGAAATGGAAATATCTGTACTTAATGATATAAAGCATCCTACTGCTGATTCAAAGTATTGGCAAGCAATGAGAGAACAAAGCGTAATGTTTAACGAACTTGTTATGCTTTCGTACGAATACAGGAAAAACAAAGTAGAAATTGAAAAACTTAAAAGACAATTAAATAATGAAAAAGATGATCTTGAAAAAGAACTTATACAAATTGAGATAGAAAAAAAACAATATATTTCTTTAAATCAGGAACGTAATGCAAAAGATAGAATACGTGAATTAAATGAATGGCATAATATAAAAATTAAGCTTACTCCTGATATGAAATATTCACGAACAGATGTAAATGAGCATCAATTAGTTTCATATACAAAAAAATGGATAAACCAACTTCCAGGATTGGAATATGGTTCTCCATCGGAAAAAGCTAATTTGATTGGACAACTTGACAAAGGAATAAAAATGTGTAAAGAACGTGGATGTATAAAAGAAATTAAAAATGGAGAAAATGAAAATATAAAAAAACTATTAGATTGACTTTTTAATATTTCTATTGTAATATAATACCAAGAGGTAAAATATTATGAAAAAAGTATTTATTATAATTTTAATAGTTTTATCATTTTCGTTTCCGTGTTATGCAAAAGAAGATTGTATTTTAAACTTTTATGGTATTGAAATTGAATCCTTTTTATATGATGAAATTGATTATGGCATAATTGTACCTAAAAATTTAAATACCGAAAAACAATTAATTACAATTGAACAAATTAAAAGCGAAATGAACAATTTACCTACTGAATTTATTAAAAATATTAATTATATTATTTTGCTTGATTTTGAATACAAGAAAGATAAGGAAACAAATATAAAAACATTTGCATCTTATACTGGTGGAACTATATCTTTTTATTGCAACAATGAATACGATGGTAAAAAGGAAATTGTAAATGAATCTGAAGATTCAGGGCAAATTTTTAGTATGGAAACATATATACAGCATGAAGATATTAAAGACAGATTTAGAAAAATTTTAATTCATGAAATAGCTCATAGTATAGATATAAATTATTCAAATGATGAAACATGGAAAAACATTGTTGATAAAGATGATAATATGTTGTATTTTTATAACAAAAATGTTTTTAATGTTTTATATGATGAAGAATTTGCTGAATCGGTTGCATATATTTTAACTGATTGGAAATATTTTAAAGATAATTATTCCGATAGATATCAATATATAAAAAATGTGCTTAAGGAATATGGATTTAAATTTAATTCAATAATTAAAGATCAAGAATTGATTATGGAATTATTTTAAATATTAGGTAAAATATTATGAAAAAAGTATTTATTATAATTTTAATATCTTTTATATTATGTTTTCCGGTATATTCACAAGAAAACGAAATAACAGAATTATCTATGGAAGAAAATGCATTAAATAGTAAGAGCGTAGTATTTATAATATCAAGCATAGATAACAAAACAGACAGTTACGGTTCAGGTGTGATATTAGAAAATGGGATAATAGTAACATGTGAACATGTCGTAGATAAATTTGATTTTTTGTGGATTGTAACACATAATGGAGAGCCTCAATATTGGACTTGTATTAACGTTTTTTATAAAAACAAGAAAAACGATATCGCTATAATTAAATTGGATACAGATGGAATACCGGCAACTTTAGGCAATAAAAACGATTTAATTCCAGGTTCCTCAATTTTGGCAATAGGTTCTCCATGCGGATATGAAAATACTTTATCTCCTGGTATTTTTTCTGGAATTACAAATCTTAATGGCACAGAATATATACAAATAACTGCTCCGTTAGATCATGGAAGTTCTGGTAGTGGAGTATTTGACAAATATGGTAAATTAATTGGTATCATAGCAAGAATGAATGAAACTAATAATAATTTTGGTTTTGTTATACCAATAGATAAAATAATGGATATAGTAAATGAATTTGTAAAATCATAATTATGATAGATACAATATTGGTAATGTTAGGTATTTTATTGGCAACAACTATAATAGGTATACCAATTGTTATTATTGCGTTTATTTTAAAAAATAATGTATTTATAGGAGCTGGAGCAATAATTATACAAGGCATTACAATTGGAGAAAATTCAATAATAGGCGCAGGTTCAGTAGTTATTAAAAACATTCCGGAAAATTCTACTTATGTAGGTAATCCGGCAAAACTTATTAAATCTTAAAAATAAATAACACAGAAAACTTTAAACGGCAAAAAGCTGTTTTTTTGTTGCAATTTTTACAAGGGCGTGATGATATGGCAATATATGTATATGATAAAAACGGAAATAAAAAGGCTTGGGCCGGAACTGTAGAGGCTGCTAAAGCAAAAGGATATTCATTGACTCCACCTTCAAGCAGTTCTAGTAGTTCATCAAAAACAAGCACGACGATTGTTCCAACAACAACGACTACTTCAAATACTTCAGTTGGTTCTTCTGGTTCTTCGTCTAGTTCTTCTTCATCCAGTTCTTCCAGCGGTAGTGTAAATTATCAAGCAAAACTTCAAGAAGCTATTGCAAAAGGCCAAACGGGAAATACTGCGGCACAATCAAGCGCAAATGCTTATGCTAAAATATTGGGTGTAACAGTTCCTTTTCCTGAATTATCTGCACAAACTGAAGCTGTAAATACTGCAAAAAAACAACAGCAAGAATTAAAAAAAGCAGGAGTAGATACCGGTGCTACAGTAGGATTATCTGATACTGATTTGGCAAATACTATTGCAAACATTCAAAAAGCTTATGACGAATATACAGGAACTACTTCAACAGGTACAACCGGGATGAATATAGATGATTTAACGAATATAGATTTAACCAATACTGATGATGCATATACTAAGCTTTTGAATATTATAAATCAGCTTACACAATCTGTAACTGATTTTCAATCAAATTATCAACCGTCCGAAACACTCGAAGAATACACACAAAGAATAACCGATCAAATAAATGCATTATTGTCACAGCAGGAAACCGAAAAAACAGCCGCTATAGAAGCGGCGCGTTCCGATATATTAACGGAAGCCGGTATTTCAAAAACAGAAATTGAAAATACTTATCAGGCGGCACTTGATGAATTAGAAGCTAGGGCCGATGAAATACGGAATGCTTATTCAGCTTCTAAACGTAATATAGAAACTGAAAAAGCCAGTACACTTCCCGAATATCAAAGTCAAATGTCGCAGGCAGATGTAGCAGCGCAACAAGCGGCAAAAAAAATTGAGGATTACTATAAGCGTCAAGGTTTAGCTGCCGGAGGTCAAGCTGTTTCGGAAATGGCTGGCATACAAACGGCCAATATAGGGGAACAGTCCGCGATATTGCAGGAACAAAACAAATATATACGTGATGTAGAAAACCAACTCGCAACTCTTGAAGAAAGTCAAACTTCTGATCTTTCAGATGTAGAAAGATTGAAAGGCCAAGCTGAATTAACCAAACAAAGCGGATTAAATACTATCGTAACTAGAGTTGAAAATGATTTGTCTGATTTAAGCATAGATCAAAAGAATTTACTTAGTGACCTTGCCGATCAGAGAGTCGCAATGTTGCAGGGAATAGAAGCAGATTATAAAGAAATGACGGCTTCAGAACGTGAGCAAGCATTTAGTGAATTATTGCAGCAATATGGCGTAGGTATGCAGTCAGTAAGTGCCGTAACTTCTCTTATAGATGATATTATAACGGTAAGAACAAGCGAAGTTACATTAAAAGCCCAGGAATTGCAGAATCAGATAGCTGAAATAGAAGTCAAATATCTTGATGAAAAGAGTAAACTTGAAATCGAAGAAATGAAAAAAACAATCGATCAAATAGGAAAAGAAGAAACATTAACTGCCGCAGAAAAACAGAAACAGCAATTGGAACTTGATTTATTGGCTGCACAAATAGAACAATATAAGGCCCAATCATCGGCAGTAACTACAGAAGAAAAACTGGCTGCTATAACACAAGACCTTGACAGCATGACTGTAGATGAGGCATACAATGAGCTTTTAAACTATGCCGGAGATTATATAACTGATTTAGGAACAACTGAATACAATCGGTTGTTAGATATTTATGCCAAAAGAGCAGGTTATTAATGAGGTGATGCAAAATGGCATATGTTACGCCCAGGCAGCGCAGAAACTTAACTGAAACAGGAGAAACAGTTCAAACGAACAAGTATTTATCTCCAATACAAAGACGTAAAACTGCTGCGCCTAAAAAAACTGTTTTAACTGAAAGTATGTTTCCAAAACAAACAACAAAAGATATTTTCGGGCAAATAGAACAACAAACCGGAATAACCGCACAACCTAAAATAGAACGTAAATTTGAGTTATTAAAAGATAGTTATATAGAAAAATCTCCTTTATATAATACACCTATTATAGGTGATTATTTAAAAAAGAGAGAATATGACACTTCTGTCGCGGCAAACAAAGTATTGGACGAAAAAGAACTTGAAATATTTAAAAAAGGACTTCAATTTGATAGGGAAACTCAAACATTACCGGGAAACATAACTGTTGAAAATTTTAAAACAGGTCAAAATGTGCCCAAGGATGTAGTGGATAACTTTGATAACATACGTCAAAAAGTAGAATATGCTAGAAAAAACGCAGTACAAAAAACTTTAGACAGAAGCGCACGGCAGGCTGTAGCTGTTGGCGTAGGAGATACCGAAGCTCAAAAAATAGCAGAAGAAACAGGAACGGCAAGTGCAGGTTGGTTAGGAAATATATTAGGAGATATCGCAGGAACAATAGAAGGATATATGATACCTGCCGGTGGAGGTCAAACTCCTTTGCAAGTTACGAATAAAGCTGCGCAAAATGCTGTGGAAAAATTAATAGCTTCTCCTAAAACCCCGAAAGCATTAAAGAGTGTTTTGAAAAATACATTAGGAAAAGCTTTTGCGCGTGGTGTAATGGAAGATGTTCCACTTACGGTAGGAACTGATATTATACAGGGTAAAAGTGCTAAGGAAACTGCACTTGATGTTGCTTTGCAGGCTCCGTTAGGAGGTGCGTTTGAAGTTGGTGGAGAATTGCTAGGTATGGGCCTAAAAAAAGTACCGGGGCTTATAGCTAAACTTGCAAAAAAAATGAATGTATCTGAAAATGCTGTTGATGATATATTGCAATCAAATTTTACAAAGGCAAATCCCGAACAGACACAAATAATTGCAGATGAATTAAGAAATTTATCTCCAAAAGAAATTAATATAGCGACTAATAATCAACCACAAAAACTTGATCAATTGCTTTTGCCTGCTGCAAAAACTGCTCCAAATGTAATAGAACAAGGACCTATACCTGTAACAAAAAATGAAATATCAAGATTAAAAACTCCTGCTAAAACAGCCAAAACAGCAGCAAAACAAGCAGACGTACGATTAAGATTAAATCAATTAAATGAAATAAAACAACGTTTGGAATCTCAAAAATACAAAGTTCCAGAACAATATACTAAAGAAACTCCTAAGATGATTACTCCTGCGGAAGCTCAAAAAACAGGAATATTAAAAACTGCTACGGAACAAGTTGAAGCACCCATGAAACGAATTGAAACACCTACAAAACCAATTGAAGCTTCAGCAAAAATCAGTGAGTTAAAACCTAAAAAAATGCAAAAAGTAAAAATAACTCCACAAAAATATAAGATAAGTAAATTTAAAAAATCTCTTGAAGAAGCTCCAGTTATACCAAAAGAAATAAAAACTAAGCTAGAAGATAAGGATTTTCTTTATGAAATAAAGTCTAATAAAAAAGCTGTAGATACTGCATATTCAAGAGTTAATAAAAACGTTGATTCCGAAATACAGAGGATATTAAAAGATCCTGGAAAATCAATCGATAATGATGTCGATAGTGTTGAAATTTATGCGATTGCCGATAAGCTTGTAAGAGATGGGAAAATAAAAGAAGCTCAAGATTTTGTAACTGAAGTGCGTCCTAAAGTTACGACAACCGCCCAAGCATTGCAAGCGCTTGCCGTAAATGATAAACTATCTCCTGGAGGTATTTTAATTACGGCATCGAAAATGCTTGAAGAAAGCGCACCTTCAAATGTTGTAAAACAGGCAAAAGGTGAAGCAAAAGAAGTTTCAAAAGCATTAAACAAAATAAACACGGATGCAATGGATGATATATTAGAGAAAATGGGATTGGGAGGTAAAAGTAGTGGACTTGGGGAACAACCTGTCGATATCATTCAAAAGAAAATTGACTCCTTCGCAGAGGCGTTTTCTGAAAAAATTTACGGTGGCAGAGTTCAAACAGGAACTAAATTGTTTGAAATTCCTAACGAAACTCGTCCGGATATCAAAGCGGCAAGAAAAATAAGTGATGCTTTAAACCTGGATACAGTATTCGTAAAACCTCAAACAAAATCAGCGGCATTCTTTAACGGAGTATATCATAACGGTACTATTTTTGTAAATGCAAATTCAGATAATGCAGCTCATATAGTTTTAGGTCATGAAATAATGGAAAAAATGTCAAAAGATTCCCCTGAAATTTTTGATGAATTTGTAAACTTATTTAAAAAGGAATTAGATAATACAAAAATAGGGAAATACAAAGACACTTTAGCCGAATCTATTCGTAAGGAATTTGGACGAGAAATGACCGACGCTGAATTTTACAGAGAAGCAGCGGGAGATTATTCGGGGGAAATGTTTAATAATCCAGATATCATAGAAAATATCGTTAAAAAAGCTCCAAACGTAGCACAAAAAATTGTACAAACGATAAGAAATATTATTCAAAAGCTAAAATCAATAGTAAATCCTGATTATACGGTAAAACAATATATAAATGATACTGAAAAAGTGCAATCGGCTTATCTGGATGCCATTGAAAAATATATAGGTAAAAATCAAACTCCACAAATGAAATTGACCGTTGAAAAAGCAAAAGCTGAAATACCTAAGCTTTCAAGAATGGAAGTTTCCAAATCCGAAACTCCAAAAGTTGAAGCAACAAAAACCGAAACCCTAAAAGCTCCTAAAGCAGAAAAAACACCAACCGTTACAGGCAAAACATATGTTGATAATAAAACAGGCAAAACATATACTGAAACGGATTTAAAAAATGTAAAGGATAGATATATTTTTAAAACTGCTTCAGGATATGATGATGTAAAAATTGGAGATACCGTAACGCAAAAAACTTTATCGGGGAAAACAAGAGAATATTATGTCGCGGGTAAAAATGTTGATGGAGTAACAAAAGACGCTAAAGGAAACGTATTATGGGAAAAAGACTTGAGACATGCGGGAGATTACTTTTTGCTGCCTAAAGTAAAGGGAGAAGGTCAATCCCATGCATGGACGGGACCTAATTTTGATACTGCAATATTTACGAAACCAGATACCGGTTTTTCAATACGCCGTTCTGAATCTCAACGCATAAAATCACCATTGGATAATCTAATAAAACGTACATTAAGAGAATCAGGGGTAGATATAGGTGATATAGTACGAAAGCATTATACGGAAGTTGAAGCCGTTGGAAAAACATTAAAAGAAAAAATAATTGATCAAACTGGAATAAGCGGTTCCGATGCTCAAAAACTTTCAGATATGATACAAACAAGATTTAATGAATTAACATCTGAAAAGAAAAAACAGATATTAAATCAGTTATACAAAACACGTACACCTTCACAACGCAAATCATTATCAGATAAAGTTATTGAGCTTTCCAATATGGGAGCGTTAAGCGACGCAAAATACGCGGATGCATTATATCAAAAATACGGTATTCCGCAACTTGATGAAGAAACAGCAAAAAGTATAGTGAAGCAAGCAGAACAGATACAAAAAATTACAAACACTTTTAAACGTCAAGAAGCTGTAAATAAAATGATGGCTGAAATTCAATCTAAAATACATGGAGGCGTTGCGGGAAAAGTAAGGGCCTATACTCTTATAAATACGCTTTTAAACCCTAAAACAATAGGCTCAAGAAATGTTCTTGGGAATGTATCGCAAATGGCACAAACCAGAATAAATAAATATATAATGTCCGCAATAGATTATGCAAAATCAAACTTAACCGGTTCGGATAGAAAAATAACTTTTCGCACCAATCGTGGAATAAATAACGTGTTCAAAGATTTTTTTCAAGACATTTATACTGGCGCAAGGGCAGGCTGGGAAGGTTATTCACCTTATGGAACAATATCTGAATTTAGAACCGCAACACAACAGTTTAAAGGTAAGCATAATCCATTAACTTATATGGAAAAAGCACTTGGAGCTTCATTGGGCGGCGCTGGTGATTATCCGTTTTATATGAAAGCCGTAAAGGATACCATAGGCGAAATGTCCGTATTAAGAGCAATGAATGAAGGATACAAGGGCGCAGATATAAAAATTAAAGCGAAAGAATATGCTGATGAAGTAATAAACAGCGCTTTAAAAATATCCGATTTTGCGGGTGAAGTATTAAATAAAGCAAACCGTGCCGGCGAAAAAGCTACTTTTAGAGACCCCAACGTAGTAAGCGCCATACTTAAACAAGTTCATGACGCTTTAAATATCGCTGGATTTGGAAAGCCTACAAAAAAAATTATAGGCAAAATACCGTCAAGAGAATACGGACTTGGCGACCTTGTAGTTTTCTTTTCTCAGACACCAGGATCACTAATTAATATTGGCATTGAATATAGTCCGGCTGGAATTTTAAAAAGTATGTATTATATTGGAAAAGGTATTAATGATTCTCTTAAAGGAACAGGTAAAATAGAAACGGAAAAAGTTGTTGAAAGTCTTGTTAAGTCTGTTACAGGAACATTATTTTATTCCGGACTTGGCTATTATCTTACCAGAAAAGGAGCAATGACGGGAAAAGGACCTAAAGATACTGAAGCAAAACAATTTCTTGATGAACAGGGCAAAAAAACATATTCTTTTAACGCAAGCGCAATAATAAGATGGGCCAAAAATGGATTTAAAAATGATGAAGATTTAAAAACAAATGAAAGTGATAAATGGTATACTTACGATTGGTTTTCACCATTTTCATTTAACGTAAAGCTTGGAGCTAATTTAGGAGAAGAAACACAAAAGGAAACAACTCTTAAAGGAGTTCTTTCTAAAGCATGGAAAACATCACTTGAAAGCTTATACAGCGAAAGTACAATAAACAACCTTGTTATGCCGTTTAAGGGATATGATATTGAAAATTCACTTAAGCAGACATTACTTTCAAGCGCTACTAGATTTGTTCCAATGAGTTCTATATTAAATCAAATACGGCAATTAACTGACAATGCGTCAAGAAGTACTAAAAATGATGATGCAAGAATACAAGTAATGAATATGGTAAAAAACCGTATTCCCGGTTTATCAAAAACGCTTCCGGAAGTAATAACGACAACGGGCCAAGCGAAAGAAATGTATCAAGGAGGCACCAATAACTTTTTGAATGTTGTCTTAAATCCTGGATTTATATCAAAATATAAAGAAACTTCCGGAACTAAATTATTAATTGATTTATATAAATCTACTGGAGAAACAAAACAATTTCCGCGAAAAGTAGAAAAAAGCCTAAATATATATAATCAGCCTGTTGACCTTACGCAAGAACAGCAGGCAGATTTACAAAAATATATAGGATATTCTACTATGCGAACACTTGATTCTTTAGTAAATAATAAACAATTTAATAATCTTGCAGATGATAAAAAAGTTAAAGCAATTTATAATGCATTAAACGAAATAGGTCAAAACGCTGAACAGTACATGGCCGATAAATTAAATATAAAAAAAGCTAAAAAAGTACCTGAAAAAAAAGTACCAAAATTAAAAGTAGTAAAGCCCTAGAAATAGGGCTTTTATTATATAGAAATGAGGTGTATTAATGAACGATCTTGAAAAATTGCAAGGCATTATGAAAAACATCAATCAATATGCCGGATATGGTGTGTTTCCGATGTCTGCGAAAGACTTCTATGCAGTACTTGAAATACTCCAAAATATTTTAGCAAAGGAGGGTAAAAAAGATGGCTAATAAAATTACGAAGAAAACAATTCCTACAGATGTAATTAAAACCAGGGGCGCCCTTGCAATAAAGAACGCGCTTGCAAATTTAAAAAAGCCTTCAAAGGGCATTCCAAAAATGAAATAGGGGGATTTATGATAATTGCAGAAATAGGATTAAATCACGGAGGTAGTTTTAATAAAGCTATTGAAATGATAAGATTAGCCAAAGAATCTGGAGCTACAGTCGCAAAATTTCAATTTTATTATACTGACATTTTATGTTCAAATAGAAATTGTTTTAATTCGTATAAGTTATTGGAAAAAATTAAAATGCATCCTAGCTGGATATCTTTATTATTTGATGAATGCCAAAATAATAATATTGAATTTTTATGTACTTCTTTTTGTAAAAATAGCGCAGATGCAATATCTCAGTATGTAAAACAGTTTAAAATTGCTTCTCCCGAAGTATGCGATTTAGAATTTATAAAATATGTTTCAGAATACGGCAAACCACTTATACTATCAACTGGTAAATGTAATTATGCTCAATTGGATAAAATTTTTGACAGTGTAACGGTCCCAATAACTTTGTTATATTGTAAAAGTTTATATCCTGCTTTGCCATCAGATTATAATCTGTCTGAAATAAAAAATCTTAAAAAACGGTATAAATGCAATGTGGGTATATCTGACCATACTAAAGGAATTAAACTTGCAATAGAAGCTTTTGAAAATGAAGCTTCGACAATTGAAAAACATTTTATGATTGGAAAAGGCTGTATAGACGAAATAGTAAGTCTTATGCCAGCAGAATTCAAAAAAATGACGGAGGCCATATGGAAGAAGAAAGAATAATTATTTTCCAAATTACTTCTCCAGTTGAAAATTTGATAATGTGTTTACGCGAAGACAACAAAATTGAAATTGGATATTCCATAAAGGAGGTACAAAATGTTGTTTCTGGAGCGTAACAATAAACTTTTATCAGAATATCAACCGGAAGTATATAAAAAATTTGCTTCTGAAAGCAATTTAAACTTTCCAAACATAGACGTAGGATTCGGTAAAAATGATAATGGCGAAGTCGATAATGTTATTGTAAAAATAGGTGATAAATTATACATTGACAGTAAAGGTACTGATGCAGATAATTATTGTTCGCTTGTTAATCCTGATATACACACTGTTATTATTTTGGGTTTTGGATTGGCATATCATCTGGAAAAAATAGTAGAAAAACATCCTGATAAAAAAATAATTGTTATAGAACCTGATAAACGAATGCTTTTTCATGCATTTCATTTAAAAGATATGGAAACAGTTATTAGAAATGTTGAAATATGGCTTGATGAAGATATCAACACAATAAAGATGAAGATATATGAAATGTTAACCCATCCTTTGGCACGAGGAATACAATTTATACCGTATGTGGCATTGCACCAGCCGTATTCAAACGATTTAATAGTATGCTTGCAAAAACTTTTAAATGATTGGTCTGTAATGGTTAATACAAAACGCTGTCTTGTTGAGGCATGGTATAAAAATAGATTTGAAAACATAAAAAAACCTTCTGCAAATGCTAAAAATTTAATAGGAAAATTTAAAAATATTCCCGCTGTTTTAGTTGGAGCTGGCCCAAGTCTTAAAAATCAGTTGGATATGCTTAAATCATTACAAAACAAAGCAGTTATAATAGCGGCAAGTACTGCCGTGGAAATTTTAGAAAGCAATAATATAAAACCGACGTTTTCAATTGCTATAGACCAAGACCCTGTAACAAGCGGAGGATTGCATGAAAATCTTAATTCAGATGTTCCGTTATTGTATGATGGACAGGTTGCGCAAAATTCTTTAAATTATAAAGGTAAAAAATTTCAATTTGCATTAAATGTTAATCGGTATTCAAATATTGTAATACCTGATTTACCGGTAATTGAATCCGGACCGAGCGTAGCAAACGTAGCATTGGATTTTCTTTACAAAATTGAATGCAGTCCGATTTTAATTATAGGCTTGGATTTATCTTATACTTATAATAAATTGTATTGCGATGGAACAAAATTTAACCAAGATATAAATCATAACGGTTTAAGAATGATAAATAATAAAGGTGAAATGTGCGCAACTGAACCATCTTTTATAAGCATGCGAAACTGGTATGAAGAATATGCCGAAAGAGTAAAACCCAATGTTTATAATTGTACCGAAACAGGATTACCTATAAAAAATATACCAAATGCTGATTTTACCGAAAAAACAAAGGATTTTTTGCATACCTACGATTTTGAAAGCATTATAAATGAATGTTTTAATAAAGAATATTCAAATTATTTGAATATTAACAAAAAAATAATTGAAGAACTGGAACAAGTAAAACATGCGGTTATGCAAAACGGAAGATTGACATCAGATAATATGCAATTGAAAGCGTGGTCGATCACAGAAGAATTTTCTCAATCATTAGTTTATCTTGAAGAAATACGATGTGAAAACAATATCAAAAAAGGCATGGAAAAAGCCGAAGCAATTAAAATTTTTCAAAATAAACGACAAAATATAATCTTAGATTCAATTGAAAAAATCAGAAATTTGCTTTAAAGCAAGAGGCTACAGGTGTTGAACGCACCGGCAGCCTCTTTTTCACCCTTCACCGTCGCGCGGAAAGTGAAGGGAACTCTATTATACCATTTACGCGACAGCATAGTAAATAGGAGGAATGGCCTATGTCATTTGAATACATAAAGGAAAGGGTTGACAAACATGATGAAATTTTAGCAGAATTTAAGGAATTTATTGCAGTAATGAATACACGAAATGAATATGATAGACAACATCAATCCCAAACCGATAAACTTTTAGAAGAACTTGTAAAAGCAAAAACAGAACATGACAAAAGAATAACTGCTTTGGAAGTTTTACCGCTTCAAGTAAAAGATATTCAGGATTCACGTACAATTAGAACCGATAGGGCAATAACGGAAAAACTTAAATCAAGTTTGTTTATAGGTATTATTGTTGTTGCTATGATCGCAATATTAAGCACTTTAATGATTCCTATGCTATTTTATCAGCGCCTATACGAAACTTCACAAACGATAAACCAAACACAAACCATACAAAATCCTTAAAGGAGGGATATAATGTTTATTCTTGAATCTATAACAATTTTTGCATTTCTGTCTATGATGTTTACAATTAAATTTCACCCGAAGTATATTGCTGCATTTGTGCTAACAATTGCTGCCGTTTATGCATCAGAGTTACTTAATAATTCGGTTTTTATTTCGCTAAGCATAATTATTTCCGTAACTATAATATGGACTTTATTTTATTCGGTATCATGGAATACATTATGGAAGTCACTTTTAACAAGTTCAATATGCATTGCCGGAATGTTGGTTATTCAATTTTGGATTCCGTTATATTTATTGGTGACAAATTCAGACCCTACTGTTATAAATAGCAATGTATTTATGTTTGGACTTCCTTGCAGGGTTATAGAGTATGCTATATTGTCGGGAATATATATTTTTAGGGTTAAACCGATAATTGCTTCTATGGGCCTTACAGCGCTTGCAAAAAGGGTAACGACAGCGGCAAGCATATGGTGGGTTTACGAACCAAAACCACCCAAAAGTTTAAGGAAGTGATTATGTGAGTTTTGAAATTATTGCTATTGATGAACTTTTAAAGCGTCTTGATAAATATAATCATAAAGAATTGCATGTGCATCACACATGGAAACCAGTTAAAAACAGTTATAACGGAAAAAATGGTTTGGAATTGCAAGAAAGCATGAAAAATTATCATGTTAATGTCAACAAATGGTCTGACATAGGACAACATGTTACTTTATTACCCGATGGAAAATTTGTAACTGGTCGCGCATTTGATTTAACTCCCGCTTCAATTTACGGATTTAATACAAATGCTTTTGCATGCGAAATGCTAGGTAATTTTGATAAAAAAGGAACAGGAGAAGAAAATAATTTAGGATATGATAAATTTGAAGGTATTCAAAAGGAATCTATGCTGCAACTTGCAAGATATTTTCATCAAAAAAATAGATACATCAGATTTCATAGGGAAAACAGTAAAAAAACATGTCCAGGAACTTCAATCGATAAGGATATATTTATGCAGGAGGTTAATATGATGGCTACTGATTGGTATCAGAAAGCAGTTGATTTTGTTCTGTATTTTCAAAATGCTACTGGAATAACGGCAGATGGAAAAGCAGGAACCGCAACATTAGCAAAACTTGATGTGCTTATAGATCGTTCAAAAAAATTAACAGCGGTCGAAAAAGCCCTTCAATAAAAAATAAAAAGGAGGTGGATTAAATGAAACAAAACAGATTTAGGAGCCCTGTATTTTATGCTGCTGTAGCAGCACAAATAATTTCACTAGGACAAATTACCGGAATATGGGCCAAGTATGGCATAGATACTGGTTTAATTGGTGATGTTGTAGCCGGTGTATTGCAATTATTTGTGCTGTTTGGGATATTGAACAATCCTACGGATGCGGAAAACTTCTAAAATAAAGGTTACGGATTGTCGTAATGATAGCTTTGCTAATCTTTCCAAAAAGGCTTGGGTAAACCTCAAGCCTTTTTATTAACTTGTGTTTACATAAAAATATTAACTAAACACATAGGAAATCTGTACTATTATTAGTGTATTTGATTTATTTATGGTTCAGTTTTCATTACAAAACAATTACATATGTTGATTTTCCCAAAAAATTCCTATATAATATCAGCATGTACTCTTTTTGGGGGTGATTCCAATGCATATAAAATAGGACTTGAAATACAGATGAAAAAATAATATAATCGTAATACCGAACACTTGTTTCAATAATAGATAAGTTATGTGCTTGGGGGAGGTATTTATGAATAGTAATAAAGATAATACTTGGGATGTTTATGTTGAAAACTTTAATTTACTTTCAGATGAAATGTTTAAGGCAAGCATTGATATTCAATTACTTATCGACACACTAATATCATATACAAATTATATGGAAAGCATATAAATTAAGTGTCGTAATCTACGACACTTTGATAAATATATTTATAAATACTGAGTTTACGAAACGAAAACAAACATATTTTAAAAATGATATTTTGTAAAACCCTTATTACCCAAATGTCTTTCAAACAAGGGTTTCGTAAACTCAGTGATATTTATTTATCGCTGGATTTAGGATCCAGTGGTTAACGGCCGTGCAGGTTCAAATCCTGTTGTCCGCACCATTAATTTACTAAGGTATTCGGTGGTTTTTCTATGGCATTATTATTTTTTTTATTTTCTGTATTTACGACAGATTCTACGACATGTTTAGAATTTTTATTTTTAAACATGTTGCCTAATTTTTGTGCTGCCAAATAATCCATTTGTTCTTGTACGTGTTGATATATCTTAAGAACTGTTTCTGGCGTATCTCCCAATCTATAGGCTGCTGTTTTTATGTCTATTCCATTAAGTGCCATTTGTGTTGCATTGTAATGACGGAGATCATGGAAACGTGTTATTGGTAATTTATTTTCTATAAGAGCTTTTGTAAACATATGATATAATTCATCATTTCTATATGGTTTTTGAGTTGATCGGCTTATGACATATTCACCGTCGTTATGAAATTCTGAAATTTTTTTAATTATGTGTTTATCTACATATACAGTCCTATTTCTTGATTTTGTTTTTTTATAACCAATTTTACCACTTATTCTAAAATTTGATTCATCTATAATTATTTGATTTTTAAAAACATTTATTTTGTTTTTTTTAAGTGCGCATATTTCACCAGCTCTCATTCCTACGCCGCCAGCAAGTATTGAAATGATTTCAATAATAGTTCCTTGAGTTTTTTCAAGTAAATCATTAAATTCATCTTCAGTATAAACATATGGCTCAAATTTATCAGGTCTCATTTCCTTTTTATTTAAAAAACTACATGGGTTTTTCCAAAGTATATTATCATCTATTGCAAATTTAAATATCATGTTGACTACAGTATGAAGATGCTTAAGGCTATTTTTACTATGTAGTATAATCTTATTTCCATTTTCATCTATTTTAAATAAAAAATCGTTATATTTTGATTTTAAATCGGAAGTTTTTATTTTTTGTATTTCAAGACTATTAAAAAGCTTTATAGCATGATTCATATATATTTCGTAGCTTTCCCTGGTTGTTTCTTCTTTTGAAAATGCATGAATTTTATACCATTTTTGGGCCACTTGTTCAAAAGTTGAATTGTTTTCAATTGTATATATACCTTTATTAATTTGATTTTTAATTTCATTTACTTCAATTTCAAGAGTGCGCTTATCCCTATTATAAAAAGACTTTCTTCTCCATTCACCATTTTGAGTTGGAATTAATACTTTTTTTTCATACAGCTTATCATTTTTACGTGCTTTCATATTTTACCTCTTTGAAGATTTGATTTTTTTTGCAACTTCTAAAAGCTCTTTCAATTCTTCTGCCTTTATATTATTGTTTATTGCATCATTAATAATATCAATATATTCAGATTGAATTAAACTTATATTATATCCCTTTCTATTGTCGGATGTACCGAGCAAATAATCAGATGTAGTTTCAAAAAACTTTGATAAATTTTTAATTACTTCACTATTGGGCAAATGTATTCCATTCATATATTTTGACATCATGCCTTTGCTGATGCCGATTTGACTCTCTATATTTTCAAGAGATACTCCCTTTTCATCCTTTAACAGATTGCAGCGCTCAATAAATTTTTCATTAACAATTTTTTCCTTCATTTTGTCAATATCACCCCTTTTTAAAAAATTATAACTTATGTAATTCTTAAAAGCAAACAAAATATTCTTAAACGAAAAATATTTTTTATATAAGTGTTGACAATATGACCGCATGGGTATAATATATAACCATAGACTGAATAAACGAAACGATATAAAACAAGGGGGGTTATTAATGTTCAAACCAAAAGTAAAACCACGTTATCCCAAATTAAAAAGATTGAAAGGTCTTATGGCTGAATATGATATTACCGTAGCTAAATTGGCTAAAGGTATCGGTAGAGCTATTTCAACAATAAGCAAATCAAATAATGGACACAATTTATATGATTCTATGGATATGATGAATATCCAAAAAATGATAAACAAGGAAGCTATCGAGAGGGCAAAAAATCTTTCAAAAGAAAGAAATGAACTTGTTGAACCTAAATATTATACTATTGATGAAATTTTTTTCTCTTAATACTGAATAAACGAAACATAAAGTGAACTAAATAAAAAGTAGTTTGAAAAAAAGAGGATATATTATGGATTACAACAATTTTACCCATAAGGGGGGGATGTATCAATGTCTATAACTAGTATATTTATTTCTGTATCATTGTTTTTATTTGCTACATGGTTATTTAGACATAGGTGTCGTAGATCGAAGAAATTTGCAAATGGTGTTATAGTAGCAGGTATATTTTTGATGTTACTGATAGCATTTTGGAAATAGCATAAAGCACCATGTTTCAGGCCAATGTTAAAACTTTTGATAAGGAGGGATAAAGTAAAATGTTTATAACAAAGGAAATTATCACAAAGGAGATGTTGAAAAGTAAGCGCGCTTGTAAAGAAGGAATTGAATGGTTTGAAAGCCGTTTCCCAAACGGAACAACAATTGATGATGCGATAAAAGAGTTGAAAAATGAAAATATTGAAACTAACTACATATGGTGGTTTTATGATGAAATTCAAAAAGATAGCAAAATACACACTTTAGTAGGTATCAACGAGTCCAATGGTGTCAACGAGTCATTTGGTGTCAACTGGTCTGACGGTGTCAACTGGTCTGACGGTGTCAACTGGTCCGATGGTGTCAACAAGTCCGATGGTGTCAACGAGTCATTTGGTGTCAACGAGTCATTTGGTGTCAACGAGTCATTTGGAATTTTAAATTCTTATGGAGTTGACAATGCATTGTTTTTGGCCAACAAACCAAGGGCATATAGTATTTTTGGCAAAGAAGTTTCAGAAAAACGATTTAGTGATGTAAAAAATAAATTATATTCGTTTTTGGATGGATGGCATCCTACGTTTAATAATATTAAGTCATTGTATCTTAAGTATGGGAGCAATTGGCGAAAAGCTCACATACAAAACGCAGAAGAAATCAGCAAAGAAGAAGCATGGAAAGATATGCCTAAAGCTGCAATTGACTATGTAAAAGGCTTGCCAGAACTTGATTCTGATATGTTTAAGGAGATAACGGGTATAGATGTTGATTGTGATAGAAAGTGATTCTATAACAATTATTAAGGAGGTTTTATTATGAAAGACAAGCAAAATAAGTTGCATTTTCGCCAGGGTAATGATACCTAATTTTAGTCCACATATTGAAACATAGGAGGTATTTATATGCACATTTTAAACCAAGACAAAGACATGGTATTTACATTGACAGATAAAGGCGAAGTATTTTCATCAATGCAAACTGTAAATGATGTTTTAATGGGATGGAATGTGTACGGAAGAAAAATTAAAAAACTTTTTAGGGCAACACTTTTAGGAACATATGATACAGAATCTGATGCGCATCAAATAGTTGAAGAAATAAAGCGCTTATATAAAATAGGTTGCACATACTATGCAATGCCTGAGCCTGCTGATATAAATGAATTGGAGGTAATATAAGCAAATGAATTCTAACACTTGTGAAATGTATGATGAATATAACGCATGTTGCATGTGGGACCGTATTGAAAAAATATTCAAATATTCGTGGGAAGAAACAATAAATGCTTGCTTTGAAGAAATGCCATAAGGAGGTAATGAAATTGGATACTACAAGGATAGGAATTATGGTACTTTTAGGCATTGTACTTGGCATACTATGCATAGGATTACAATTAACTTACTATTGGAAACCAAAACCGCAGATAAGTTTAAAGGGTCGCGTCGTATGTCCCATTGCAAAATGCAGATATTTCCACAATGGAGCGTGCAATCTTGACATGATATCTCATGACGATCAAGGGATATGTATAAGCAAAAAATTAAAGGATTTTGATATACGGATATAAAGGAGGTATAGTACATGACAGAAATAACAATAGATGGTATTAGAACTGTAGGAATAAATAAATGTAGTGAATTTGTCATGATTGAATTAACCGATTACAGAGGTACAACTACACGCATATGTATTGAATGTTGTACAGCAGAGGATTTAAAACAGCAATTAATTGATTGGCATAAATAAATTTACCCTGCCGCCCTTCGCAAACGGCCGCCTACATTAGGCATGGCATGCAAGGGCTTTGCAGGGATTATAAGAGGTAAATATGTGTGAATATTGCTGGACAAATATACCTAATAGTCCCGAATATGAATGGGGTGATGAAGATGAAGGACGATTTGAAGAAAATAAGCAAAGCACATACAATATACAAATTACAGGATGGGACGAGAGTACCAGGAACAACAACTATTTTAGGTGTTTTGAATAAGCCTGCACTTATATCTTGGGCAAATAAGTTAGGACTTGAAGGTATTGACAGTAGCAAATATGTTGATGCCGCTGCGCGAATAGGAACATTAGCGCATTATCTTGTACAATGCGATTTAACGGGACAAAACACAGATATAAATAATTACAGCAAAGCTGAAATTGACAAAGCAGAAAATTCACTTTTGAGTTATTACGAATGGAAAAAAAATAAAAAAATAGAAGTCGTAGGAACGGAAATACCTCTCGTATCAGAACAATATAAATTTGGAGGTACAATTGATCTTCTAGGAATAATCGATGGAATTTATACGATATGTGACTTTAAAACTGGTTCCGATATATATGATGAACATTATTACCAAGTATGTGCTTACCGGGAAATTGCAATAGAAAACGGATATACAATTGACCAAGTAAGAGTTTTGAATATACCAAGATCAGAGATAGAAGAATTTACGGAAAAAATATACAAAAATTTTGATATTGGATGGAACATTTTTAAATGTTGTCTTGAAATTCATAATTTGAAGAAGGTGAAATGATGGATGAAATACGATTGCTTAAGATAGGAGAAATAGAATGTAGGGTACAAAGCATAAGA